CTGCATCCAAGTCGGTCACGGCAATGGTGCCCGCGATAGCTGATGTGCCGGCCGTGGAGTTGTAAGCCGACTTCATGCCGCGCTTGTTCACGGTGCGGACCCAATACCAATACTGCATCAGGCCCGGGATGCCGCCGCGAATGTATTTGTTGCTCGGCGTCCGGTCGAGGTAGTAGGCGCTCGCCAGGTCGTCGTGGGTGTTCTCCCAGATTTCAACGTAGTCAAAGTCGACGTTAGACGAGTTCAGCCAGGCCAGGCCGATCTGACGGAAGTCACCGATGGCGGTGAGGTTAGTCGGCGCCGATGGCGGGCTTGTTGTGCCCAGGGCGACATAGGTGCTGGTGAGTTCGCTGGACAGCTTGCCGGTGACGGCACGGCCGACCACTTTGAAGTCGTAGACGGAACCGCCCTCAACGTTCATCACCGAGTAAGCCGCGACTGTCGTCGTGAACATCTGCCAGCCGCTCACGACGCCGTCGGCGCTGGTGACGCGGTAGCTGATGAAGTAGGTTGGAGACTTGCCCTCCCACGACACTTCCAGGCGCGAGCCCAACTGACCAGGGGCGACAAGGTAAGTCACCTCTTCGATCTTCATGAACTCTGGAGTCGAGAAAGTCGGGTCGATGATGGTCGTCGCTTGCGGCTCAAGCGACAAGCCTTGCTCGATAGACGCAAACTTGCTTGGGTTGTGGTCGACGACGCTGATTGTGTATTGCTGCGGCTTGTCGGACTGGGCAACTGCGACAACTCTGCCTAATACCGGAACAAGGTTGGCTTCGATCAAAATCCAGATAGTGTTCGATACTGGCACTTCTGACAGTTGGCTTACGAATGTCAGAACATTCGTGTCACCAACCTCATTCACTTGCTTCTCTTCGAACTTGCCATTCGGCATGCGAATGCTGACGATGCTACCGGCGGATACGTGAGTGGTCTTGTCGAGCGTGCAACCCATGCGCGTAGCCGAAAGCAGACGACCGCCGTTGCGCTTACCTGCTTTCCACTGGTCGTGAATCTTCACCACGTCGCCGGGCATCACCAACATACCGTCATTGCCGACTTCAAAGCTGGTGATGTTGGTTTCGACCTTCTCGGTGTAGAGAACCCACAAGCCTACGCGGTGAGCCTGGGCGCGCGACGTGCAGCCGAAAGCGATAGTGTCCAGACGCTTGTAACCCAGGGTCAGAATCAGCTCTGGGTCTTCAACATATTCGATCTTCTGTTTGTATTGGTCGTCGGGGTCGTTCCACTGAACGTGAACAACACTGTGACGGTCTTTGCGGGCCGAGCCGACGCGGTGAAACATGCCGTCAACCACGTTCGTGTTGTTGAACAGGTAGACAGGGTCGGTTGGAGAGTCCTGCACGGTCTGCACCATGCCGCCAGACCAATAGGACATTCCTCGGAAGGTGGAGCAAATATCCGAGATTACCTTGTAGGCGTCATTGCGGCTGGCGATGCTGGTGTTAATCGAGAATCGCGCCTCGGTGCCGCCCTTGCCATTATCTACCTGACCGTCACAGTAGCGCGCGATGGTGTAGAGCTTCGCGGCGTTGATGTGTGATTCTTTTACGAACTCACCGAGGCCGTAGCGGCGCGACAGCATCAGGTCGTAGAGAATCCATGCCGGGTTGCTGGTGAAACCGATCTTGAACGAGCCGTCCCAGACGCCCGTGTATACGCGCGTTTCTGGGTCATAGTTCGAAGGCACGCGGACATACAGGCCGTCGATCAGGTAGGCGCGGGTGGGCAAGCTGGAGAACTGCTCTGCCGTCACCTTCACGCCGCACATCACCGAGTTCGGGTAATACAGGCGCTCGTTGATGATTTCGTAGTAAGAGTCGAGATATGTGTCGTTCGTCAGCAGCGAACTGGTTGAATCTGGCGTCAACCTAGTCATGCGGAGCTTGTAAGATGTTGCTGGTTTCGGCAGGGTGAACAGATGCTCGCGCTGGTATTTGGATCGCGACTTATCATTGATCACAACCACCGTGCCGCCGGCTGCGTCAACCGCTACGGGGATGAATGGCCCATTGTCGGTGGATAGCGAGAACATGTATTGAACTTCGGTGCCGGTGATGTCCCCAGTCTCGCTATCCTGACGCGAAAGCGAAGGCAAACTGACGATCACGCGGACCTGATCGGCGTCTGTATCGTTGATGGTCATCGTCTGCGGTGTCGATTGCTTGACTTGAACGCTGACGTTGTAAGGCGTGGTCACGTCAGGGAAGCCCTGAATGACGTCTTGATCTTGACGCCCGTCGCGGAACTCCCATTCGAAGCCGGAGAAGTTCTCACCGCCGTCAGGGTTCGCTAAAGGCGTGCCGTCCAGAATGATAGACGACTCACCAGACTTAGGGTCGGTCGACGTCATGCCCACCAGACCTTTCACCTGGCCTTCGCAAATCAAGTCCAGAATCGAAAGCATCGCTTTCGACTGGATTGTGTCCGGGTCAGTTACCGGCGTTCTCGCGCCGGTCGACTTGCTACTGCCGCCGCCAGCACCCAGTGTGATTCTTGCCATGGCCTTCTTTGGAAAAGGAGCTTCTTTCATGATTATCCCATCAGTTGGTCAATGGACACGGAGGCACTTACAGCTTGGCTACCAACGAGGCAGCGGCCGTAAACAAGAGGAACTGGAACGCCTTGAGCCGTGGTGTTTACCGGCCCGTTGAAGTAGTAGGAGGTGCCATCGTCGCTGGTGTTGTTGTTCGCCTTTGGGCGTGGGGACAACATTTCGACCAGACCCCCAATCAGCATGCTCACACCCATGGGGGTTAGATATGCGTTACCGGTCATAAGCCCAACCACGATCAGCACAACGCCGATCACGATGCGCAAGGTGGCTGATCGGCCTTCGGTGATGGGGGTAAATCGAATCACTGCTGGGGCTTCGTCACGAGCAAGAAGGTAAGCGTCCTCGCTCAATGTAACCTTCTTGCCGCGACGATCTGTCATGGTCACGCGGTATTTGGCGTATTTAGCCTTGTTGTTGCGAATCCACCCGGTGATCCCGGGCTTGTTCGCTTCAATCATGCTTAGCGCTTGGGTTGGGGTGGACACCGCAAGGCGCCACTCCCTTCCGAAGAGCCTGCCCATCGGTCCGTCAAGAATTACCTGTGTCAATGCCATTTGGAACCTCGGGATGCCGAAGCATCGCTACTGTGTGCTTGTGCCAGTAGCCCCCGTAAATGGTGCGACTGGATAATCTGTTCTCGCAATGGTGAAGAATCATATCGTCGCCAATGTAAATTGCAACATGGTTGGCTACGGTTCCGCCTGTCTGAATCAGCAGAACGTCACCCTTTCTTGGCTGTGCATCATACACGCGTTCGAAGCCAAGTTCAGTGTAGTTCTGCTCGATCACCGGCACCGGCACGTCAAGCTCCCAGAAGCGCGTGTCGCGGCAGTTGCGACAAACAGCCAGGTCGATGCTGTATTCGCCCTTGTAATAATCGCGCAACAGCGAGTAGCAATCGACCAGACCATAGTGATATGGCCGGCCAACATATTCCATCATGAAACCGCTCGGCTCCATCAGCGAAGTATCCGAAAAGACGAACCCTTCCTCGTCGCTCTTGGTGATCGCGTTGATGAACCATGGCAGTTCCATGCTTTCGCATTCTACGCGGTCAAAGTCCGATGGCTGATTGTTCTTGTCCGGGTGCGAGTGCCAGACGGCGATGATTTCCCCCACGTCGGCACAGCGCTGGTATTCGTTTTCGTCGATGCGAAATTGAGTGTGTGGCTTTTCGGCGCTGTTCTTGCAAGCCATGAAGCTCTGCTTCTTGCCGACCGCGACGATATAGCCGCAAGCCTCTTCAGGATAACGAGCTTCTGCTTCCTCTCGAAACGCCTTCAATAGCGCAGCATTCTGCTTAGCCTTCATATCGTGTTGCTCCTGGGAAGCCGCCATAAGGCAGCGGGTTTTTACCGAAGCGCGCGCGGCAGCTCGAAAGCCTCTTCGCGCACGAATCGTCGATTGGTTGACACGGCTGGTCGAAGCGGTCGAACGCGGTGCCGGTGTAGCCACACTCCGGCCCACGGTATCGCCACGAGCATGCCGACTTGAGAAC